CCGGAAGAAGCAGACGATCAAGCGAAAGCTGCGGCCGAGGCTGAGGTGGTCGACGCAAAAAACTAGGAGGGGACTACACGTCCCCTTCTTTTAATTTATGGATAACTAAAGCGGAACGCATGGCCTATGGCCCTCTAAATTTGAAGCCCTGGGAGTTTAGGAACCTAAGCCCTATGGAGTACTACAAGTTAATAGAGGGGTATGAGTTACGATCTGAGATCGAGGATCGTAGGCAGGCATATTTCACCTGTATCATGACGAATGTTCATATTGCTGGTAATAAAAGGCTGCAAGTTGAGGATATTATGAAACAGCTGCATCCTATGTCTGTAGCCAAACGCAAGGCCGAGGAGAAGTTATTCATGGAAGAATTTAGACAGGCAGGAGGTGAGCTATAAAAGTATGGCCGATTCTCAAATTAATGTTAAAATTACAGGCTCATCTAATAGCGCGGAACAAGCTCTTGATCGTGTCGCTCGAAAGGCCGAGAGTTCCTTAGGTAAAAGCATTAGTGCTTCTTTGGATCAGGTCAAAGCAAAAGCACAGAAGGTGTTCGGGGTTGAAATTCCGGGCCTTATGGATGCCGCTAAAAGTGGCGCTGCGTTCGCTGGTGCTGCAATCGGTATCGAGGCCGCTGGTCGTGCTCTAAAAGACATGGCTGTAAACGCCATTAAAACAACGGATCAACTCACGCAGTTGCGTGCTCGTATCGATCTAATTAATGATGGCAGCCAGTCTACTGCCGAGATCATGGATAAGATTGCCGCTGCGGCTAATCGTTCGCGCGGATCCTATTTAGACATGGCGGATAGTGTGGCCAAACTGAACCTACTTGCAAAGGACGCCTTCTCCTCTAATGACGAGGCTGTGTACTTTGTGGAACAGCTGAACAAGCAATTTAAAATTGCCGGCGCTGGCGTTGAAGAGACGACCTCCGCTATGTATCAGTTGACGCAGGCTATGGCCAGCGGTAAGCTCCAGGGTGACGAGTTCCGATCGATCATGGAGAACGCTCCAATGCTCGCGCAGTCTATTGCTCAAGAGATGGGCATGTCTGTTGGTCAATTGAAGGAAATGTCCTCTCAGGGCCTTATCACTGCCGATATTATCAAAAATGCGCTATTTAATAGTGCCGAGGAAACGAACCAGAAGTTCGCGGAGATCCCGCTTACCTTCCAGGATATCGGTACTCAATTACAAAATGATTTAATCACGGCCTTCGCGCCTGTGATGCAAGAAATAGGGAATATGGCCAGTTCGGATCTGCTTCAAGGAGCACTTAACGAACTGGCTTTTTCTTTTAAGGTGGTAGCTGCTGCAGCTCAAGTATCTATTGCCACGATCCGTGGCGCTTTCAGTGCCTTGTCTGTTGTGATCAATACTGGAAAAAGCATTGTATCTAGTTTTGCGCAGCTATTTATAACAAGCATGCCTGCTGTGGCTGTTGCTATTGCTGGCGTTACAGCCGCTTTTGTTGGATATAAGGCGACTTTGATCTTGTGTAGTACGCAGACCGCTGCGTTGACAGTGAAAGCTGTAGCGCTTAAAACTGTAGAGCTTGCGTCCGCTGCTGCAACAAAAGCCCACGCTGTTGCGATGGGCGTATTGCGTGCGGCTATGGCTGGAACTGCTGCGGCGACTGCCGTACTATCCGGCGGGATGGTTGCTTTACGTGGCATATATATAGCGTTACGAAGCGGAACGCTTGCAGCAGCTGCGGCTCAGAGGATCTTGAACGTCGTTATGAAAGCTAACCCTGTAGGGTTGCTTATATCTGTAATCTTAACGCTTATAACGGTCTTTGCTACAGCTGCGGCTGCAAGTAACGGCTTTGGTAACACGTTATCTTCTGTATTTTCTACGATCGTACATACTGCAGTTTGGGGCGTAAATAAAATTATCGAGGCTTTGAACTGGCTTATTGCTAAACTTAACAGCGTAGGCGACAAGGTTGCGAAGTTCTTCGGTGGCACGTTTACTGCTATCCAGCAAGTTGACACTATTTCTGCTGAAAGCGCGCAAGATATTGTTAATACTGCCGGCGATATTATGGGGCAGATCACATCTGGCCTCTCCGGTGGAGGTTCCGATCTTGACGTTGGAGGTGGTGGCGGCGACTACGGATCCGGCGGCGGCGGTAAAGGTTCCGGTGGCAAAGGTGGCGGCGGTGGCAAAGGTAGCGAAAAGGATCTTGCGAAAGAGGCAAAGCAGATCCATGAGCAAATTTTGCAGTCGTTCCTTGAAATGCAAGGGAACCAAGTCGAGCTGATCGAGCTTCAATATAAGAAGGAGCGCGAGGAACTCGAAAAGTCCAAAGCTGCCAACGAAAACTACCAGGAAGATCTGAAGCTCCTTGATGAAGTTTACGCCGATAAACGTATTAAGGCCAAACAAGAAGAAATGGCGAAGCTCCGGGCGATCGAGACAGATATTCGCGATATGCAAAAGAATTTCGCGTTTAAAACTGCCGATAAGGACAGCACTGGCTCTGTATCTCCGGCGGTTCAGCTTGCGAAAGATTATGCTGATTCGATCGATGAGATCGAGGACCGTTATGCTGAAATGCAAGACAAATTCATAAAAATGGATGCGATGCAGCAGCAAAAGCATATAGAGACGCTAAAAGAACGCAATATCGCGTTTAGTATAAGCGCCGATGGTCAGATCTCCTATGAAGCCATGAAAAATGAGGAGCTGTTAGCCCTTCAACGTGAGTATAGCCAAAAGGCTTTGCAACAACATCAGGATCTAGTCAATGAAAAGTATAAGATCGACGAAGCTATGCGCACTCAAAACTTCGAAGCCTTGCAGGTTGCTCTTAGTGATGAATATATAGCTAGGCAGCAACATAACGATCTTATAAAAGGTTTACTGGATGAATATAAAGAGGCCGCGTTTGACGCTCATATGAACAGCCAGCAGGTACTATTTGACGCTATGAATGCAGGCCTTGATAGCTTGCAAGGATCTATTTCTGGTCTTATCCAGGGGACTACAACATTAATGCAAACGTTCCAGAACCTCGGAAAGGCAATATTGAAAACGATCGCTGATAGCGTGGCTCAATGGATCGCTGGTCAGATCAAACAAGCGGTATTTGGAAAGATGCTAGCGGCTCAGCAAGTTGCGACTGGCAATGCGGCGGCTAACGCTCAATACCCAGCATGGGCTGCCTTAGCTCAACAAGTATCTATGGCCACATTCGGTGCTAGTGCTGCGGCTGGCATGGCCGCATGGTCTGCTAATACAACAGCCGGGGCGACTTTATCCCTGGCCAATGGTGCGACAAGTTTCGCGTCCTTAGGATCTGGCAAGCTAGATCTTCCAAAGATGGCGAACGGTGGCGTTGCCTACGGATCCACGTATGCTGAAATCGGGGAAGGTAAGTATAAAGAAGCTGTGTTACCGCTCAGCGAGAATACTTATGACGAAATAGGCAGCGGGATCGCGCGTGCTGGTGGCGGTGCTGGTAGCGGGATCACGTTCAATGTCTCCGCTATGGATGCGCAGTCCTTTGGTGACTGGCTTGAAAACTCTGCAGGACGCTCCTTGCGTCAATTCTTTGTGAACCAGGATCGTGAATTCGTAGCTCAAGAAGGGACGTGGTAATATGGCCGATCTGATCAAATTCCCAGATATAAAAACCCTTGCGTGGAAGTCTACGAAGGCGCAAAAATGGGACACAAAAACGAAACGCACGGGTAGTGGCCGCGTCAGAACAATGACGACGTGGCAATATCCGCAATACACGATCACGACTGAATTCGCTATTCTTAGCCCAGAAGAACATAAGCGTCTTATGGGCTTTTATGCTTCGGTTAAAGGTGGCACGATCCCGTTCCTCTGGCTAGATCCAGAGGACTACGAAGAAAAAGGCATACGTCTTGGAACTGGGGCGGAGAACGAATGGCAGGCGGTTCGTCTGTATGGCGATTTCAGGGAACCTGTGGCGCATATCGAGAAATTAAAGCTCTATGCGAACGGATCCCCTGTGAACGCTGTCTCTGATAAAGGTGTAATTAGGCTTGCGCCTGGTGTTAGGGTTGCACCTACTGCTATTATTACCGCCGATTATATTTATTATTGGAAGGTTATGTTTAGCGGTGATTATACAGACGAGATCGTGTATAAAGACATTTTCAAATCTAAAAGTTTTAAATTGGTAACGGTGAGGTGATCTTAGGTGAAACAAGTTAGCGAGGCTTTAGGTGCTCATTTGAGCTCATCTCAAACGTTTCTGTCCTGCGATCTGTACGAGCTAAAGCTAAAAAGCGGGATCTCGTATTACTGGGCTGACACGGATGCCGATGTTAGTTATGGGGGCCATACCTACAAAGGGGACGGCCCTATTATAACGCGTGAGAAGATCTCAACGAGCAGCACGGTTAGCGTGGATAAATTAAGCGTATCTATCACGGCCAATCAGAACGATCAGATCGGAGGGGTTCCGGTTCTGGAGGTCGCTCATAATGGTGGCCTTGATGGTGCAACGCTTAATCTCCGGCGTGCGTTTTTTGACGCTGCAGGTCGCGTGATCGAGTGTATCGATCTATTTCGCGGCATATGCGAGGTAACGCAAGGCGGCGGCTTCTTACTGAAGATCAATGCTAAGTCTATAGTGCAAAAGCTCAATATTGAATATCCAAACAGGCGCTATTATCCGCAGTGCCCTTATTCG